GCTCCACAATGCGAGGGTGCTGGCATTTAACCCAACACCGAGGTCCTCGGTGCTGGCCGTATCCGTCGGATACTGTAGCCTTCGGGCTAGTTGCAAACTAGTGCCTTCGTACCGCGGTAGGAGATCGTTCTTCCGTCGGAAGACTTATGTCCTATGATCCGCGGCATGCGTATCCAGTACTGTCAGTACTTGGCGCACAACTCCGTCCACCTGATTCTCAGGTCGGGGAGTCCAAGGGTGACCTCTTCGAGGATGTCTACTTCGCGGATTTTACCAAAGACGGGAATTTCCATCTTGGTATCAGCCACGCGGTAAACAGGGGCGCGACCGCCCCAACCCTTAGCAGCCCAGAAGTCTTTCTTGACAAGAACGACTTCTTCGGGCTCAACAAGGTCCCAAAGGATGGCATACCGTTTTTTGAACGGCTCCGTCCTGAAGGTTCTTGTTATGGCCTTTTTCTCGATGATATCTTGAAAAAGGACAGGACGCGTGACGCGATCGACGATCGCCTCAAGCGTGTAGATTCCCTTTTGGACCAAAAGGGACTCTTTCTTCTTGAAATTGAGGTTCCCATCAATTCCATGAAGATTACACGCATCTCGTAGCTCCATCGGAGTTATCCACGAGAGTGCGTTACGGACGCATTCCTTGATAAGGTCTGCGTCTGTTTCGGGGATAGTGTAGCCTCTGACAGAGGTATTCTTACACAAACCCCTAAACGCGGCCACGACGTCGTCTTTGGCCTCGTTATCAGCCATCTTCCGCAGGAGTGTGCGGTGGGGTGGGGGTAACCGAGACAGTATTGTCTCGATTTCCTCGTTGAGGAATGTCCCCAACCCCCCAAGCTCCTGGGGTAGCTGTAAAACCCAATAGAGTCCGGAGGACCTATCGGGTAAGAGATTGCCCATCCGTTGGAAGAGGCGATCTCTAACCATAGCTCTCCACTTCGTGGAGAATTGCTCTGGTTTAAGCCATCGGATGGTGTTACCAAGACCGATAGCTTTACCAATTGCCGTATTTTTCTCGTTGAGAATGTCCCTGGGTACGGTGACGGGAGACAGAAGTCTCACCTTCACTGAATCCACGAACGGCGACAATTGATAACCCTCAACGGAATCGTTGATTCCGTTGATGGTCCAAGGGCTTGGATCCAGCAACGCCGGAACTTCCAAGACCTTTTCACAGTATACCACATGACGTGTGGATATACCGTGCTTCGCTTTCGACACCTTATTGCCCATGCGCTTATGTGTTTCTGTTATTAAGCGCAGGTAGGGGACTGGTCCCCGGGCAATATGGTCGTCTCCAGCGACCGACAGACTTCTCCAAGGTACTTGGATGGGTTTGTCAAAATCGTAATTGAGGAATCTCCTCATTGCGATTTCCTCCGCCGCCATATTGACGACGGTGAGGACAATCTTCGCGAGCGGTTCGCCCATGAAGATTCCGCGTGACGACGTCCAGACTTCGTCTATGTCGTCCGCGTAACAGAGACGTCCTGTCAGGAGCGTCTCTAGTGCCAGGTTTAAGGCCGGGCCCGCTAAGCGGAGCCCTTCCAAAAGTCCTGTCAACGCCTGTTCTATTATCCCGAAGGGAAAATGGTCCGTTGCCTCTTCGAGGTCGGACGATAGAACAGCCGAACCAGGTGGTGCGATGCCCCGCGACTTGACAAGTCGGAGGTATTGCCACGCCTGGTCCGCTCTCACAAGCCCTGCCTCTGCAGAGGGATGGGCTTTGAGATACGCTCTCATCATATGAGCCGTCGGCTGCTGTATGATGTGAACGCACCAGACGGTAGTAGTTACGATCCGTACTTTACCGCCTGGTTCAGGCACCGAGATACATCGGAGAGGGATCCCCTCCTGAAATTCTCGGGTGTCCTTTCGCTGCTGATAGTCGAAGACTGCAGCAGCGAATAACTGATCTCCAAATACCTCGTCGAGGCCAAATTTGAAGATGTCAGTGAACCCGCAGATGGTATCCATCCTAGGGTTGCAGAAGTCCTCGTTGGTGACACCTTCGAGGATTTCTTCTCTGCACCAGGCGCGCCAGCGCGCCACACCGTACGGCGTACGGAGTGTGGCATGGGGGAGAACGATAATTTCTTCGCCCTCCTCCCCACTGGTTCCTGGTACAAATCTGAGAATCGGAAGCGCCGCTTCCAGAATCTCAGAAGCACGCCCACCTTCCTGTATGGTTTTCAACCAACTACCGGAGGTAGTTAAGGAAAGATGAGCGGACTGAATCGGAGTAATACCAGCGTCGCTGCATTTACGTCCGATTTTCACGGCGGCATTACGCACCTCAGCGAGGATCTCGCTGTCAGGCTCGTAAGGTTCCGTCGTGTTCGACCTCAGTTTGTGAAGAGCTTTCAGCTCCGCACATTTCTCCCCGCAGGGGAGTTGTCGGGTCGATATAAGGTGAGCTAGCGACGCTAGCTCGTCCTTAGAAAGGTTACTTTTCTGAAGCAACTCTTTCAACCGGGGCCACTCTAAGAGTGGTCGGAAGATCGAGTTTTCGAGGTCGACGACCTCCTCAGTCTCCAGACGAGCAAACCTTTGGTAGACGTGGGAGCTGAAAGCTTTCCACATCTTTACCGCAGAGGTTGTGCCGAAGGCACAAACCTTGAGGCATTTTCGAACGATCCTCTTCAGTAACATGAAGCCGTCGGCTGCATAGAAGAGGTTAGTATCGAAAAGCAGAAGCGAGTCCATCACGCCGTGAATGAACTGCTCTGCGCGTTTTATCTGAGACGCGTCGCGTCCAGATAGGACTTCAGAAACCTTCCGTCCGAGCGAAAACTCAGACATCAGGGACCTGAGAAGAGAAGACCTGCCGTCGGCAAGCCATCTCTTGTGCTTCGAGAAGTACCTCCCTCTTAAGAGGGAGGAGCCCCGTCGGGGCAGGACGTAGTCCTCATTCTCGAATACGCGAGGGATATAGATCCTATATCCCTTGTGTTGCACCCCCGCCGGAGCCCGAAGGTCACCGGGTGCGGGGCGCATACACAGTGGAGCTTGACACTTTG